TTGGGGCTTTGATGCGGTAACTTCCACACCAACGGATAAGCCGTCCATAAGTTGCTCCTGGGCTAGCAAAATCGCATCTGATCCACGTGAGGATGCACTTACCTTAAAACTTGCATATAAACCGTCTTTAGCTGAGGTCATACTTTGCATACGTCCTACCACGGCTGAGTTATCGTGTGCCATTAAAAGTTTTACTTTACTTGGCTCAGCTGCGCTAATTGAACCCTCAGCAAAAACTACTTTGCCCGCGCTTGTGTAACCTACCTCGCCATAAGGTGCAATTTTTCCTGAGATCATACGGCGCTCGCCGCTATCTACTGCCTCTATATTGCCACTAAACGTTAAGATCATTAGTGCCGTTCCCTTCATTAAGGCCACTAGGGCTTAGCTGTTCCATACTTTGCGCTTGCTCTAAGTCAATTAAACCCAGGTTAAGCATTTTTTCTATTGCATCTAAACGCGCTGCAGTATCGGCACGTAAGAAAGTTTCATCTAGTGCAAAGCGCACTACGTTACCGTGAGCCGTAATATCATCCATAGATAAACGGTTTTCAATAGCGCTAATAAACGGCTGTAATGAATATGCTACAAACTCTTTGCGCCCGTCAATAATGTTTTGGTACGTCATAGAGTTATTCATATCGGCGCTAATATAATAACTTGGCACGTTCATTAAACGGCTTACTTCCGTAGCTAAGTATTGGGAACTTTCCGTGTAGGTCATATCCTTAGGTGAAAAGCCAACCTGTTGGTAATCTAAAGTGCTAGTGAGATAAGCCGTTGACCTGCTAGCTCTAGCGGCCTTCCAAGCTGCTAGCAAACCGCTAATCTGTGCCTCAGGTAAATCTGCACCGCTGTTTTTAATAAATCCAGTAGGCATAGGTGTAGCAGCTGCAACCGCTGCGGCTTTTTGTACATCTATTGCGCTTTGTATTGTGCGAGCGCCTGTCTCTAATACGCCAGGTAATAAAGATTGAAAAGTAACAAGGCTACCAATACCAGCCATAGGTGCGCGTACTCCATTAACGCTGTAAAAATCGACCTGATCTCCGTATTGGTCAGTAGTAACTGTTACGCGTGTATTAGCTACCCACTCAAAACCGCTAGGCCGCCCGTCATCGGCATACAAAGATGTAACGCGCCAATATGCAACGCCATAAAATAAAAGTGAGTCAACGGTATAAGCAATAGTTACGCTACGTGGTTGGCGCATATCGGGTTGGTCAAGCCATAGCGGGCTTTCCATTTTTGCACCTGTAGATTTTTTGTATAGCTCTAAATCAATACTTGATATAACGCCTGCAATTAAATTACGGCATCGTGCAACAGAGGGCACTTGCAAAGCTGTAAAACGATCCATAAACGGGGCACCGTTGCCAGTTGCATAAAGGCCGCCGTAGCTATAAACGCCAGCGCCGTAACCTTGTGACATAACGGCAGGGGCTAGCTGGGCGGTAACATCTTTTTTAGATAAACCAAAAGTTTGTAATAGACCCATAGGGCGAATTATAGGTTATCCACAGGTGTAAAGTTATACACACCCTCGGCGTGTCTAAACGTAAACTTTAGCCTCAGATACGGGCTGTGCCAGGATGTGAATTACCATAGCTAGGCCAATAGGTATATCCACAGGGCCAGCCGATTTACGGCGCACAATACGCCAGGCATCGGGTGTTATTTTAGCTGCACAGTTTGCCATTTGTTGTATCAATAGATCCTGCCCGCTATGCCTTAAACGGTCATTAACTAGGGCATCGTGAAAGTCTGAACAAGCTGTATAAAAGCTCTGCCCTGATACGTCTCGCGTTTGTACGCCTGCATTTTGCAAACGCTGGGCTATGGATGCCGTGGTGTACTTGTCATAACAAACCATACGTGGGTAATACATATCGGCCCATTTTTTAATACTTGCAGCTATAGCTAACTCATCTACTGCTACTTGTGAGCTGTAGGTATCTAACACAGCTACACCTATGCGCCCGTCACTTAAAAGCTGGCCCATAACAAGGCTTGCATCGCGGCGGCTCGGGCTTACGTCAAAGGCAAAAACAGTTAAAGGCCCAGGTGCCATTTTTAGGTTGATGTCGCTGGCATCTTCGACACTACCGTGGGGCCACGGTGATTGTAAACTATCTATCCATTGGCATAGCGTTTCTGTCCTAAATTGCTCTGTGGTTTGTGTTGTTAGGGCCTCTTGAATTGATGCCTCAGTTACGAGTATTCCTAAAGCTGGGTTTGCCATAGCCCAGGCTTTACGATCATCTAAAGCTGCAAACTGTGGCGCGCTGTACTCGTAATAACCTAGCGACTCAGGCGGATGCGCCAGGCATCGCTCTCTTAACTCGTTTAAGGTCACGCTAAAAGCATCGCCCGCATTACTGGCCAGTAGGGTTTGCGCGTTAGGCCGTGCGCGGGTTACTGGCATAGCAGCTGCAAAGGCTACTTGGTCAACTTCCCTAAGCTCATCTATAAATAGAAAATCTGCCGTAGCGCCACGGGCTGAGTCACGTGTAGCTGCACGTACATCTAGCCTGGCACCTGACTTTAAGACTATGGCCTCATTACCGTTGGCGTAGCGGATGCTCTTTAGCTCTTTCTTTAGAATAGGTGCATCTTCTATAGCTTGTGCCACTTCTCTAAAGGTAGTTAATGCCATAGATCGTGCTGAGGAGATGACCACGTGGTTACGCTCGTTAAACAAGAATAAGCCCGCCAGGATACGCATACGCGCTAGGTGACTTTTGCCCTGTTGGCGTGAGGTCAAAAGCAGATTAGTTTTACGCACAAACATTTTATTTTTATCTATCGTCAACATATCCTGCATTACGTAGCGTTGCCAGGGTAAAAGCGGCAGGCCAATATCCTCTGCTAGCTGTGCAACTTCATCGCCGCGGCTCGGGCCTTTCAGCGGTTTGTTTTCTAGGCGTGGTCTTACCGCCCCTCGTAAGGGCTGGCTAGCTTTGGTTGCCATTAGTTAACATCCTGCTCGGGTTGGCCAGCGCAAGGGCCTTGCTGGGTCATTACAGACGTTTTTGGGGATAAAAGGTCAGAAAAGACAGGGGGGGTAGCGCTTGTGGCTAAAAAAACGCCCTGTGACCGATTACCCTTGCGTGTATTGCAACGCTTACAACAAGCGACAGCATTATCAGGGCTTACAACCAACTCAGGCGCTTTAGAGATTGGGATAACGTGGTCAACCTGGTCTGCATCTTGGCCACAGTAAAAGCATACGTACCCGTCACGCTGCAGTATCTTGGTGCGAAACCCGTCACGGTAGGCCCGCTTTAGTCTAGGGTCACCACGATTAGCCATTAGTAATGCCCTACCTTCTTGTGATGATCTAAAGCCTTACAAGGATTGCCATAACGATGTGCAATATACTTTAAGCCTAAGTCTATCTGCTTATATGGGTTGCGCTCTGTCATCTTTAGCAGTTGTGGTATGCCGTATGCGCTGCTCTTTTTATTCTTAGCTGTAGGTAACCATTGGCTTTCCATACGCCATAACGTAACTAAGCATCTATAAGACTTATCATCTAATAACTTCATATGAGCATAAAGTTTATAGCTCTCTACGTTTGGATCGTAAGCCTTTGCTGGCGTAATCCCAATTACACATAGCACGGCCAAAAGCACCAAACATCGCCTGCGAGCTATCCGCCTCAGCGGCTCGCCAGCGAGTTGTGATGCTACACGCCTTGTCAAATAGGCTGCAACATTGAGCGTACTGTTGGGCGTGTTTCCACAGTTATTAGTGCCTGTGGATAACTCCTGTGGATAACTATTTTGCATCTTTGCCCCAACCTGTGCCCCTGAATATGGCACCTACTGGGTCATAAATACGGCGCATATCAAAGCCACAGCACTTAAGTATATTCACATCGTGTATGGATCGTTGAACCTCATAGCGTATTGAGCAGCTAATACACTCATACTCATACATCGGCATATGTAACCAATAGGCAAACGCTCATTTTGCTACACACCTTGCATTGTAAGACTTTTACGTTAGCAGGCAGGTTATCTGTAACTATGCGCTCTATCTGCTCGGTTATTTTCTTACAGCTACGGCACTCAAAGCGTATTAACTCACTCATAGCTGCACCGCCTCTGAGATAGGCAAAAGGGCCACGGTCTTATCAACCTGGCCCTGAGAGTCAAACTCTGTTTTAGCAGGCAGCCTTTTAACTGACCACTTAACCGTTATTTTCCGCAGGTTGAAAGCGTAAATGCCTTTAGGTGTGGCATTAACGTAAAAAGGCGTAAAACCCAGGCGCTCGGCCTGTTGCATTAGCGCATCATACTTTTCTTGCTCTATTAGCAGATCATTGTAATGCGTGTGCCTGCATTTTAGCTCTATATGCAGCCTATACAGGGTGCTAGTAGCATCGTGGTACTCATATTGGTCAGATGACTTAGTTAGATCCTCTAAGTATCGGCCCTTGATGTAGTTAAATAGCTCTTGCTCGGTGTCTATCATCGGCAGCCCTTGCAAAACCATATAATGTTTTCAAAGCTGTTTTTTTGATAGCCAAACTTATCTAGCTGGGTGACCATAGCGCACTTATCGCATTGCTCAACCTTGTACTCAGCTGCTAACTCACCGTCTATAAATAGTTTGCCCGTCATAGCCTGTAGATTAATTAGCTCGTATTGATCGCTCATACCTGGGGCGCCCAGCCTGTAGATGTCTGCATATACCAAACGGGGTCGCATTGTGTTGCCTTGCTCTTTTCTATGCAGCTGAAATTGCCCCACTCTTTGCCTGTCTTAGCGCTAGTGCCTGTACGCCATACACGTGCCCCGTGTTTACACTCAGGTTTGCCCTGCAGGTAGATGCCACCTAACTCATTTTTAACTGCCTCAATAGTCTGTGCTACAGGTGTAGTAGCCCATAGATCATCACTTACTGGGGCTATGTCCTTAGCGCTTAGCGCCTCTACCTTTTCCATATCCTGACGTGTACTTCTTGCTATGCCCCCTGGGGTTAGCAGACCCAAAACTCTACCGTAGGCCGAGGTACTACAGTTTTCTATCCAAAAGTTTTTGTTTACGCCGCTATCTGCCCTCATCTCAAAGGCATAATCAACAGCGCTTGGCTTTTCATCCTCGTAGTTTTTGTAAGCCTCAGCTCTGATAAGTACATAACCTTTTGTTATATCTATGTCCTCGATATATGCTATTAGCCTTAGGCTGGGGTATTCACTACGCGCTCTAATAATCCTGGCGTTGACATCCTCGTATCCTTCTAAGAAATTACTCATCGCTTGGCCTCAGCTTCTTTTAACGCCTTAGCGATATTACGGCCACGTAGGTAACCTTCACCCAAGCCTACTTTGTAGCCCATTTCATAAGCTGCGTAAATAAATAAGCCCATAAACAGGCAAACCATACCCACCACTATTAGATCTAAACTGTTCATCTTTCGCCCTTTGTTAAGGCCGATAAGCTACTTATCCGAGTAGCCCTCTCGGCGTGTGTAGTTAAAGTATGAACCTAGCTACTGACAAAAGGCAACGCGACACGCCCTACTTACT